AATAATTGATTCCGCATCATCTAATGAGGTAGCTGAATACGGAACAATTAAATCATCAGCAGGAACAAACTTTGATACTGCTCTCTGCATAATCTCGTCATAGTAAACTTTTTTAAATGTCGATCCTGATAGTGGTAGATAAAATAACATCTGATCAAACTCAGACTCATACTCTTTCATCTCTGACATGATTTGATAATTCATAAATTCTTTGACCCGTAAAGCTTGTTGCTCTTTGTCAGGAGTTGGTAGACCAATGATCTGTGTTCTAACTGGTCCTTGTGATGGTAATAATTCTTTGTAAGCTAGAGCTTGAAACTGTGTAACTGCTTCTGCTAACACTGGGTGAGTTGCACCTGATGCACCTTTAAATGGTTCTGATTTTTCTTCATATTTAAATCCTAAAAGATCTAAACCATTCGTGTAAGCATGTTCCCAATCTTTTCTACCTGATTTGTAGTCTACATAGTTTGTGTGTAACTGATTTCCTATTGGCATTAAAACTTCTTCCGGTAATAACTCTGCAAGGTTTGCAAAGTGTTCATCAGTTTGTGGTAAACTTCCTACTTTAGGATCAAAATTTATATCAACACTACCATCTTCATTTGGTTGTACTTCAACCGGTTGATCTGGTTTTTGTTGTTCTTGTAAATCTATTTGTACTTCTTCAGGACTTGGAACGTTTATTGTTTGCTTTACGTTCGGTAAAGACTTGTCTATTTCTGCCATTTATTTTCTCCAGTTTCACTGTCTTAACAGTATTATAGTTAATATTCAACCCCTGCGCATCTGGGCCAGATCTAGGTGGGGGTCCTGATTTTTTACCAATCATTATGGTACAAACTCCTCTGTCTCATCATCTATGCCTCTATTCTCATCTATATAATTTCTAAACCTTGAAGGTATACTTCGTAACATAGATTCAATTCCTTCTCTTCTTCTAGTTGCTCGTTGCAACATTTCATCTACATCGCCATAATTTGTCATCTCTCTTACTGCTAATGGAACATTAACAGCTCTTCCTAAAAAAGGATCTTTTGTAAAATAAGATCCAGCACTTGCTAAAGCATCGGCTAAAGGAGCTCCTGAGGCTAACATCATTGACAAATCATATGGTGCTAATACTGCTGCTGAACCCGGAACTTTAGATGCAAATTTTTGAATAATAGGTTTGGATGTTCTATATCTCTCACTAAAATCCTCAAACATTTTTCTTGTTCTAGATTTTTCAGGAATTGGAATTTTATCGGCAGTCGTTATATTAGGTGATCTTTTTAAATTTAATAATTTTGTTTTTTGAGTTATAGTTTCAAAAGGTTTATTATTTACTTCACTTAGAAAATAATTTTTATCTTTAAACACCTGTTCAATATTTTTTTGAGATTCTGGTCTAAAATTAATATAATTTTTTAAATCAAAACTTCCTCCTAAATTTATTTTAGGTCCTCTAATATTATATTTATTTGCAAAAGCTGCAGAAGTTCTATTAAAATCATTTACTGCTTTATCAATTGGAACATTTTTTTCACCTTTGTATGTCATTGTAGTTCTGCCTTCATCTAGTGTTTTTAATATTCGAGACATTGGTAGATCAATTTGTGTTTCTTTTTCTGTGTTTACACTAGGAGATATAAGTTGAACAGCCTCTGCATATCCAGGGGCATATTTAGAAGAAGAACTTAAACCAAATACTTCATCCAAATTTTTACCTTTTGTTACAAATTTACCTCTTTCAGTTTTAAAAGTATTTAATCCTAATCCTAATTTTTCATCAACCAATGCAAATTTATAATCTCTTAAAATACCTGGAGAAAACCTAAAACCTTTTCTTTTAAATTTACCTCTTACTTCTGTAGCTTCATCTTCTAATCCAGTTTCTATATGATCAATTAAATCATTTATTTTTTCTTGAGAGGGTAATCTTAATCCTTTGGGAATTTGTCGAGTACCTCTTAACATTCTTAAATATTTAAATACATCATTATCTGTTTGAGTTACTAGATCTAATTGTCCTTGTGTATTAGCTTTGGTAAACTGATCACCATAAATTTTTTTAGCTAGTTCTTTAGAATCAGAAATATCTGGATCAAATTTAAATTCATCATTAATTACTTTTAATACCTCATCAGACTCTCCTAGTTTAGCAAGTGCAGCTTTTCTACCTGTTTCTCTAGCTATTTCTGCTTTTTCTTCTTTACCTAATTTTTTTAATAAACCAGTTCCAGCTTTTTCATTTATAGCTAAACTTCTTGTAATTAATGCATCAGCAGCTTTTCCTTCAATTCCAAACTGTTGTTTAATTATGGGTCTTGAAACATATTCCCCTTTTGCAATTTTATCTTTAACAAAAATTTTAATTTGTTTTTTTATGTTTTCTGTTTCAACCCGACTCATTGGTAAACCTGCTTTAACTTTTAATTTTGAAACTTCTGTTTCAAATTTTTTAATTGTTTTATCATTTACATTTTCAAATTTAGCAGGAAACCCCTCACTTGTAGGAGGTGTAAAATCTATGCCTGCATTTTTGAGAGCTTGAATAAAAACTTTATAAGCTGGAAGTTCTCTATTTGCGGGTCCCATAAGTTTTCGAAGACCCTCTGTTCCATATATATTTTGTCTAGCAGCAAACTCTTTAGCAGTTAAACCACCATCGCTTAACATCTGTCTAGGCTGTGGCCGTAACAAATAAGCCATCGTCTGATTAAATTCTGATACTTTCATTATAAATTTATTATACCGGCAAGTCCGCCTGCTTTTGCTTGAAACCTGTCACTGTTTTCTAATTCTGATAGTCTATCTGATCCGTATTTAATTTTAAAATATCTTTTTAGTTCATCTATACTGACTGGTTTTCTACCAAACTCTAATTCAAATTCATCAAGTAGTTTTGGAAAATCTTCTAATTCAAAACTAGGCGTGTCATCCATAGCCATCATACTTTTGTCAGGCAACACGGGTCCTGTGGGTTTTGGTTGAAAAGGATTTATTGGATCTTCATCGCTTGGTAATACCGGACCTTTACCCATAGCATAACTTGTTCTTGTCAATCCACCTTTTGCATTTGGATCCCTATCTGTTGGATCAAAATCCTCTAGTATTTCTTTTTCTTTTAAATCTTTTTCTAATCTTTCTATCATCTCTTCATTAGTTATTCCTGGATTTGCATTTGGGTCTACCTTTACATCAAATAAACCTTCTATTTCTATTAGATCATCTAATGGTTTTAAATTACGTCCCATTTGTTCTGCCTCGACTATATCGTCTGCAAGTTTTTGAACGTCTGTCCCAACTTCGACTCCAAAATTATTTATAAATACGTCTATTGGATCCTCTCCTTTATTAATTTTAATTCCTTTCCTATCTAATATTCTTCTAGTGATAGTTCTTGTAACACCTTGAACAGGATCTAATGGTCCACCAGGTCTTCTAGGATTTTTTAAATTTTCTATACCTAATCTTATATTGTCAGTAGATTCTAGTCCTTCAAACTTACCAGATGGTTTTTCTGCTTTGTCTATTTCTTTTTGAAAAAAATCCATTAGCTCATCAGTTTTGGCTACTTCTTTTTTCATTTTAAATTTTTGTAATCCATCTAATGCTCTGCCATAAATTTTTGTTCTTTCTCTTACAGGAAGATTATCATAGTCAATGCCTTTACTTTCAGCTAAATCCTCAGCCACAAGTTCTGCATCAGTTTTTTTATCTCCACTAAATCCTATTGATACATTGTCAATTGCATCTTCAACTTCTTTATCTGTAAATTGTGATGGAAGTCCAGTATCACCCTCACCTTTGACAATTTTTTCTAGATCACCCATCGGGTCATCTTTTGATAAATTAAATTCATCTAGTGTTTCGATACCCTCAGTCTTTTTTGCACCTTCTTTAACCATAGGGATAACAACACCCTCTTTCTTACCAGGTTTACCAACTACTGGTTTTTTAGCTTGTTCAAAAATTCTCTCTATTTGTTTTTTAAGAAGTGGAGTTACTCTACCAAACTCTCTTTCAGCTGCTTTAAGTGCAGTAGGTATGTTTCTAATTATACCTGATCTAACAAGATTTGTTAGTGCTAATAAAAACTTTGCTAATGGTCCCATAATTTTTTACCAATAATATTTATATTTTCTTCTAGGCAGTCTTTCATCCTCGTAATCTTCTGGATGGTTTATCAAACCGCCTTGCCTAAATCTCATGATTGCTTGTGTCGTACTATCGACCAGGTCATCATGGTCTCCATACGGAAACGCAGCGCACTCTTCTACAACCTCTTGAGCGAACTGTTTATCTAAAGGTGCCCATATATTACCAGATTCAAACAAAGGTGCAACAGAATTAACACGCGTATGTTTATCGTTTCCACGGCTAGGTGTATAGTTGACAACTGGTATACCCATCTGTCTTAGCTCGTAAGTTAGTGGGAGCCCTGATGCCTTAGACTCGATTAAAACAGTTTCTGGTTGCCAGTAATCGTATTGCTCTTTTGCAACTCTACGTAACTCTGGAAACTCATATCGATCTTTTAGTGCATCGAGTAGAATTAATTGTGGAGGAGAGTCTTCGTTTAATCTAAACACACCCCATGTAGTTATCGCACTATAGTCTGCTGTTTCTTTTTTCATGAAAGCAGTATCGTAAGATTGTATGACATGATCTAACATCGGTATGTCGTCCTTATCCCAGTTGTTCCACCACTCACGTTTTATGATTGCACCTTCTTCAGAAGTTGGATTCTGCATCCATTGTGCATTCCATTTACCGAGTGATAAGGATGCCTTGACTCCTTCGAGTTCATTT